CGCGCAGCGGCTGCGCGCCCTGCGGTCCGCCGACGACGACGCCGCGCACGGACGCCTGGCGCACCGCCTCCTTCACGCGAGCCTCGTAGGACGTGACGGTCATGGAGCAGGACTCCAGTCGCCGTCGGCGACGACATATGCCTGCAGCACCCACGTCGCCTGCGCCGGATCCTTGGAAACGGCCCGCACCTGGTGCCAGCGGCCCTCGATCCGCACTTTCGAATCGCGGGCCGGAATGCCGCGGGTCAGTCCCGCGATCAGCGTGATCTTGACGTCGGTTTCGGGGATCATCGCGCGGGCACGGTATGCAGCATCGTAGGGATCGACCAGACCTTCGCAGGGAAAGTCCGTCGGCACCGGCTCGTCGTATGGATCGCCGTCCGGATCGAGCGTCGTCGATGCCGGCACGGCGAATGTGCGCAACGTGCCTTTCAGCAGCCGGCCGCGAAAGCCGGCGGCGATCGCCTGCCTGATCTGACCATCAAGAAGCCCCACGGCGCGCGATCTCCTCGCGGATGATGGTGGTTGCGGCCGCGCCGGACGTCACATTGAGGCCGGTAATCGACTCGGCGAGCGCGCGCTTCTCTGCGGCCGGCCAGCGGCTCCAGCCCTCCGGGATCTCGACGCCCTCGATTTTTTCGGGCTGCGGCGCCGTGCTGGCGCCGCCAACGGCCGTTGTCGATCCCCGGCGTGTGGTTGCCTTGCCAGACGGTTTGCGGCCGCTGGCGGGCTTCCCTGTCGCGCCGGGCGCCGGCGGCGCATGCCGAAGGGTAACCTCCGCCTTGCGCGGCCGCGGCGCGGCGTCGCCGACGGATGCGATGATGATCTTGTGCTCGTGCAGTTGCCGCAGCCGGCGCGGCGTGCAGAGCGACTTGTCGAAGGGGTCTCCGGGCTTGAACTCTCGGTGCCCGATCGTGATGCGCCGGCGGACGGTGAACTCGCCGGAGGCGTCGAACGTGGCGCGGTGCCAGCGGCTTCGGCTTCTGGAGATGAACGGCTTCATTGCGCGCCTCCTCTGGAATCGGATCGTCGTCCGGGAACGATCGGGGCGGCGAGGCGATCCCCCGCCGGATCGAGCCTGCCGCCCCTCTCAGGACACCGGCGCCGGAGCCTGCAACGCTGGCGCCGGCGCCTGGCGGTCAGCCGGACACGCCGGCCGCCGCATCCTGGAAGAAGTACCCGAGGTCGGCGCCAACGACCCGCTGGTCGTATGCCATCTGCGCCTCGATCCGATCCGACTCCAGTTCCTCCATCCGGAACCGCTTGATGCGGTGCCCCATGCCGGAGGCGCCCATCCAGCCCGTCCAGGAGAAGGTGTAGCCGGCCGTCGGGATCATGATGCCCGGGGTCGCGGTCCGGTAGGCGAGCAGGGCATTGCCGCCGACCACGAAGTTCGATTCCTCGGTGGCGCCCTTGGCGGCGGCGTTGAACACCGCCTTCGAGACCAGCACTTCCTCGACCTCGAAAAGCTGGGCGAGCGTGTTGGCGTTGGCCATCGCCGGATTGCCCGGCGTCTGGCCGTACTTCACGCGGTCGACGATGTCGGGATGATCGACCAGCGCGTCATAGACGGCCTTGCCGAGCGAGAGGATGTTCGGCTCGAAGCCGGTCGCCTCGAGGACGGATCGCTTCGCCGCGCGGATGTCCTCGATCGGGGTCGACAGCGGATCCGACCAGGCGATGAACTGGCCGGCCATCGGATCAGCCTTCACACCGATCGCGCCCTGCGCCCAGGTGCCCGCCGACATGTACCGCTCGGCGAAGGTCCGCTCGCGGCGGATCAGCGCCTTCTGCGTCACGAAGATCGTGGCGTCACGGTCCATGTTGAGCGGCGCATCCGCGTTGGCGCGGATCTGGTCCGGGACGTCCTTGTGGAAGGCCTGCACCTTCGCATAGTAGGTCTTCTCGGAGTCGACCTCGTAGCCGCCGCCGGCGGACTCGGTGCCGGGCGCGCGCTCGCGCATCTCGTCCCGGTTAAAGTCGGCCCGGGAGTACGTGTAGTAGATGTCGCTCTGCTTATCGACGGTGATGACCGGGAAGACCCGGTCCGCGATGAAGTGCGACAGCGACTGGATGTAGGCGACGGAGATGTTCGTCAGCGGCCGGTTGACGTGGACGTCGCCGCGGGTCGGCTGGGGTGCCATTTAGATGCTCCTTCAAGGCTTGCAGCGGGTCAACGGGCCGCCAGGCACCCATCCGCGTCGGTTTCAGATCAGGCGAACGCCTTCAGGAAGACGCTTGCGATGTCGCCCTGCACAGCGGATTCCATCGCGATGCCGAGGCGCGGATTGGTCGAGGACTGCGTCACGACCAGGCCGTTAGCCGCGCACTGGACGATGTCGCCGGCCGTCAGGCCGCCGGAACCGACCTCGATCTGCACGACGCCGGCGACAGCGACGGTGCACGCCTCGTCCTCGGGCGGATTGTCGTAGATCACGCCGATCGCGCGGGCGTTGGCGCCGGCGATCTCCGCCTTGCCGTCGGTGCCGACGACGCAGAAGCGGTTGATGCCGGTGGTGCGGAAATCGGCGCCGGCCACCAGCGTGATGCAGCGCGTTGCTTCGTTGTAGCTCATCAGGTGTCCTCCTGAAGGTTCGATGCCTACCCGGCACCGGCAGTTGCCCGCCGGCGCCGGATCACGCGGGTTACTGCAGCGACTGCTGGTCGATCGTCATGGCATACAGTTCGGGATGCTCCTCGAGCACCTCGGCGTATGCCTTGGCGAAGGTCACCTTGCCATCGGCGGAGCGCTCCTTGGCGAGCTTCTCCAGCTTGTCCTCGGCCTCGGCCTTCGAGACGGGAGAGACCTCGCCGCTCTTGGCGACGCCGGTTCCGGCGCGGCCGAGGCCGCGGAACGCCCCCTTCGCCGC